GTTCGGGCATGCGGGCTTGCCAGCGGGCGTAGAGGGAGGCGTCGTCGCCGGGGGGCCGGGCCGGCGGCGCGGCGTCCCAGCAATCATGAGCGTCGGGCGGGATATGGCGGGCGACGGCGGATTTGGCGCGGCCGAGGGCGGCGGCGATGCTTTTGAGGCCGCATCCGGCGGCGCGCATGGTCCGCACGGCGGCGATCTCGTCGTCGCTGAGCGGCGCCGGTTGATATGCTGATGAGCGCGTGTAGCGGCCGGTGTAGCTGGAGTGGGTGCTCATGCTGCGGCCAACGATGTGAGGTGACCGAGCGCGGCCCGCGCGATGAACTCGGCGTATGCCGGCGGGATTGCTTGTGCCAATTCCTTATCTGTCATCCAGTCGATCCCGACTGCCGCTCGCCAATGTGCCGAGGTGTTCCAGGTGGCTTGTTGAGGCGGGAAGCCGGACTTCTTACCGGTGTTGCCGGCAATACAATCCCAACCGCGATACCCGACGAGTCCCGGCGAAATGCGGGATTGCGGGTGAGTAAAAAGCGGGACGGACCAGCTAACCTCGAATGCACGCTGTCGTATGGCCTTGGCGCCGATGAACATAGTGCCGTCGAGGAGATAATCCCGTCTGATCGGGGCTTCGGGTACGTTTTCGATCACCCAGCATCCGGCGTTGGGCAGAAGGGCGCGCGTCGCCGCAATGAAGTCCGGGTAAACGACACCGCCGGCCCGCGATTTGTTGCCGGCCCGCGAGAATTTCTGACATGGCGGCGATGCCCAGACCAGGTCGAAGCGCGACAGGTCAAGCGGCGGGTTGATTGCATCGCCTTGAACGAAGGTGAAGGGGTAGCGCGGCTGCCGTTTGATATCGACACCGACGACATCGAAACCGGCCCGGTGCAAGCCCATCGACGCGCCGCCGGCGCCGCAGAACAGGTCGAGGGCGAGCCGCCGGGTCATGCGGCGGCCTCCGCAGGCGCGAGCGGCAGTGCCCATGCGGCGACTGTCACCGGGCGGATTGTCACCACCAGTTTGGGCTGGAGCCCGTAGATCTTGCGGGCGCGGGCCTCGACGATGAGGGCGTCGTCTCTAAACACCACACCGTTGAATGCGTCGGCCATTAACTTCCACAAATTATCCAGATCGGGTCTGCCGCTTGGCCGGATGAGCCCTAAGATGGCGAGATTGCGGCGTTTTTTGCTCCAGCTTGCCGGGATCGGCAGCTCCGCGAGCAGCTCGACCGACACCGGCTCGTCGAGGACGGCGGCGCCCATGTGCAGCATGGTGTTGGCGGCTTCGATGCGGAGCGCGGCCATGGCGTTGCGCTGCGGCGCCGGGACGAAGTGGGCGCCGGTGCGGGCGGCGATGCGCATGCGGGCGAAGGCGACCGGCTCGCCCAGCAATGACACCGTGATTGGCTGCGCGGTCATGCGGTTGTCACGTAAGCCGCCGGCAGCGTGGCGCAGGGGGAAGCTGCGGCCGGAGGTTGGCCGCCGCCGCGCTGCCGGCGTACCGGCGGCGTGCCCCGACGCGCGCGGCCGGGTGGGGTACTCACCGAGCCCACCGTCGTAGGATGGTGCCGCAGAGCATGGCGGCCGGGAGGGCGGCGGCGAGGTAGGCGGCGATGATGGCGGCGGCGGTCATTTGTCTATGTCTTCCGCCGTCTCAATTGGATTTGGCGGTAGTGGGCCCGGAACCAGGCGAGCCAGACGCGGATGAGCTGCGAGAAAGTCCGCGCGCTGTTTCTCATAGTCCGCCCTGGCTTGGATGAGATCGATCGCGGCCTGCACGTAGGCCCTTATCTGATCGGCCTCATGTGCCTGGACTGAGCGTGCCTCGCCGTAAAACAGCGACCTCACCCGGCCGTAGGGGAGGTGCAGGAGATTCGCCGCAAACCGCAGAGCTTCCTTTCTGCTGGTTGTCGCAGCGAGCGCGGCCATGTCGGCGACGTGGCGCCGCATTTCCTCGCGCACGGCAGCGGCGGTGAAATCCGAGCGCGGCGACGATATTTCCGACACCTCGGACGGTTTCGCGCGGAGCGTGGCGGCGGTCATGCGGCCCTCGGTGTTGGCCTGCGTGTAAACTCACCTACCTGTCGGTAATGCTGAATTTGTTCGAGAGCCCGCGTCAGCGTCGAGCGTCGCGGATCACGCCCATTTCGGAGGCCGAAGACAAAGCCAGGATCACCAAGCGCGTCTCGGCCAAAGGCGGTCGGAGACATGGCCATTTCGGCCAGAAAAGCGTCGATTTCTGTGAGAAGAGGGTCAGGATGGGGTGAGCCGCTCATCACGGCCTAGTTTAATAGGCGGCATCCTATCGGTCAACCGGACCCATCCTATTGGATATTTCCTATGGGGTTCGGGACAATCCCTCCCGATGGACCCCGACCGCCCCAGGCTGCTGCTGCTTGAGTTGATCGCGCGGCACAAGACAGACTTGAAAACGGTTTCGGATGCGATCGGCAGAAATCACGCTTATCTGCACCAATACATACGCCAAGGGAAACCGCGCAATCTCCCTGAGGAGGCGAGGGAGCGGCTGGCCAAATACTTTGATGGGAGCGTCCACCCAGACGACTTTCGCCCTCACGGCAGGCCGGCACAGAAAGCCGTAACCAATGAGATGCTCGGGGAGATGGTCACCCGGCTCTTCGATGAGCTGGCGGCGATCCACGCCACGTTACAGCGGCTCGAACACCGCAACAGCAAGCTATAAAAACACCACATTTGTGCCGCCAATAGGATTGAGCCTATTGACCGATAGGAAATAGCCTATCATAGTCCCCTCACGACCGGCACCAACCCATTCCGGGCGTGTGCCCTCGTGAGGAGTGTTTATCATGAGTGATACCAAGACGACGACCTGGGCGCCGGCAGTGCGGTGCGATCTGACGGCCGGGTCGCAGGCGTTCGCGCACGCGGTCGAGAAGTTTCGCGCCTGGGCGGCGGAACAGCAACGCCCGTCGCTGGATTTTCTTACGACGGGGTGGCACACGATCACCCCGGAGATTGCGGAGCAGTTGCTGATCTGCAACACGCATAACCGCAAGCTGCGGTATACCGACGTGCTGCGTTATGCCACCGACATGTCGACGGGGCGGTGGCTCAAGACCGGCGAGCCGGTGATCATCACTGATAACGGCGAACTTGAAGACGCCGGACATCGTTGCATGGCGTGCCTGTTCTCGGGTTGCTCGTTCCCCACGTTCGTCGTGGCCGGCGTGCCGCACAACGATCAGTTGTTCAGCTACATCGACAACGGTGTTTCCCGCACCGGGGACGATACGCTGCACTGTGCCGGGCTCAACGGGCTGAGCGGCAACATCCAGTCGGCGATCAAGAACTACGCCATCCGCTACGACGAGGACTTGCTGCACTGGCACGGGCGCCCGTCGATTACGCCAATCGCCAACCACCACATTCTCGACTATGCGCAGGCGCATCCGTCGCTGGCGGTGGTGGCGCACAAGATGGCGGACGTCTACCAGGCGGCGATCCGGCGGCTCGACGACAAGGTTGCGGCGACCTTTGTCGGCTGGAAGATCCACGAAGCGTACGGCAACGGCGTGCTGGATGAGTTCATGCAGTTGCTGACGCAATCGGATCTGCCTGCCGGGCATCCGGTGCTGGTGCTGCAGAAGCGTCTTGATGACCACGAGGCAGCCAAGGACGCGGCGCCGCGGTCGGCAAAGGCCAAGTTCAAGCTGAATGGCGTCAAGACGGTGGTGCTGGCGATGCGCGCCTTTCTGTACTGGCAGGAGGGTCGGATGAACGTGCGGCGGCTCGATCCCGGCATGGACGATCCGTTCCCCCGGATCGAGAAGCCGGAGGAAGGCGAACTCGCCGCCGCCGCACAATAATCTCGACAAGCGGGCGGGGGGAAACTCCCGCCCTTCTTTTGCAGGATTTCTCCGATGACAGTTCCTCACAGCGACGCCAAGCGGTTTCCGATGATGTCGGAAGCCGAACTGGCCGAGCTTGCCGCAGACATCGCCGCCAATGGATTACACGAGGCAATCAAGCTCGATCCGACCGGCGAATTTATCGTCGATGGGCGCAACCGCGAGGTCGCTTGCAAGCGCGCCGATGTCGCACCGCATTACGAGTGCTTACCGCTCGGCACCGACATTTTTGCCTATGTCATTTCAGCCAATCTGCACCGCCGACATCTGACCGACGAGCAACGTCGCGAGGTTGCTGCGGAGATTAAGATACGCAATCCCGAACTAAGTAATCGCGAAGTCGCTAAACGGGCCGGTGTAAGTCCTAGTACGGTCGACCGCCTAGGCTCCTGTTCAACTGCCTCACCTGAAGCAGTTGAACACAAGACCGTTGGCGCTGATGGGAAGTCAAGACCAGCATCTGGCAAGATCAGCGAAGTAACTAGGGCGGCGGTTATTGCCGACCTGAAAAAATATCCATGGGAACAGCGCGACATCGCCGAGCGCCACGGTGTCTCCGTCGGCACCGTCGCTGGGATCAAGCGGCGCCTGAAATCGGTGGGTAGTTTAGCTAAAGCCGGCGTGCCGACCATCGCCGAGCAACTCGCCAAACGCGCTGTCAATCTGCCGCGCTTCGACACGATGACCCGCGAAGAACGCGGCATGGGCTCGCCCGAGTATGGCGCGGAGCAGCATCCCGATTATCCGCCGGGCTGGACGCGCGACAATGTCCACCGCGAGAAGTACGGGCGCATCCAGATCTACACGCCGGCGCAGATTGAGGAGCAGGCGCTGGCGAAACGCTCCATTGCGAGCTTTGGAGGATTAAAAACCTTCGTTGAAAACGCCCTCGATATTGAAGACCTGGACAGGCTCAGCGACGAGTCGCTGGAGTTTGTTGACGTTCAACTGGGGAAATACGGCCCGCGCGCGATTGATCTGATTTCCGGGTATCTCGCCCGCATCAAAGCCCGCAAAGCCCCCAAGCTGACGATCGTAAAGCCGTGATCATCGACACCATCGGCATGGTGATGAGCGTGCTTTGCGCGCTTGTCACCGTGGCGTGGATCTGGGTGCTGCTGCCGTGACGCGGCCGAGCCTCGATCAGCTTCTGTACCGGGTCTTCCGTGAAGCGCAGTGCCTGCTGCGGGAGGCTGAACGGCTCGACGCCGGCCGGCTGCCGCGGATTGCCGAGCGGCTGATGCCGCTGAGCCGGGCGGTGGAGGCGGTCGAGGATTTCGAGCAGCGCGCAGCCGAGCGTGAGGATGCGGCTGCCGCCAGGATGGGGTTTCTATGACCGGCACCCGATCATGATCGACGAGCGCGACATGCCGTCGATGCAGCCGCCGCGGCACGAGCTGGCGGCGATGGCCGACGAGATCATGGCCGGCGTCGTCACGCTGGAGGCGCAGGACGCCAGGAGGCTGCGCAATCGGATCATGGCGGCGCTGATCTACGTGCGGCACGAGGCGGCGCGGACCTGGCTTGGCTCGGCGCTGACGCGGGGGCGCGGCGATGACTAGCGCGCTGGCCGCCGGCCTGCTGTGGCTCGCGGCTGACACCGTTGACCCGCACAGGCTCGTCGTCACCTGGCCGGATGGCAGCTCAGAGACGGTGGCAGCAACCAATGCGGACACCTGCGCGATAGCTGCCACAGCATTAGCGACCGGCCTGTGGCGCCCGGTGGGGCGGCCCGAGCCGCCGCTGAGCGCGAGCTGCGCCACCGGCAATGCCTTTGCCAGCGACGCGTTTTGCATTCACGGGTACACCTGTCCGAGGCGGCGATGAGCCGCTGGACGGATGGCCTCGCCGAATGGACAGAAGGTGAAACGGCGTATCTGTCGATTGCCTTTACGTGGAAACTCGACGACGCCTACCAGCGGGCTAACTGGTATCGCGCGCTCGGCTATCGCGTGCGGGCCGGCGGGCCGGGCTTGTTCACCCGCAAGCACTATCTCGCCGATGTCGCCGAATTGGGCGGCGATTATTCCGACGCGATCGCACGGCACAATCCAGCCGCCACCTTCGCCTCGCGCGGCTGTCCCGTGGGGTGCTGGTTCTGCATCGTGCCGAAGATGGAGGGGCGCAGCTTCACCCTGCTGCCAGACTTCCCGGTGCGCCCGATCCTTTGCGACAACAATTTGTCGGCGTTGCCGGCGGAATATCAGCAGCACATCGTCGCCCGCTACCAGGCCGAAGGCGTCCCGTTGCTCGACGCCAACAGCGGGTTTGAGCCGCGCACCTTCGACGACGAGGTCTTTCGCCGCTGGCAGCCGATCAACCGCGGCGTCTGGCGCTTTGCATACGACGATCAGGCCGAACGCCCCTATGTCGAGTGCGTGATGCGGATGCTGCGCAAGGTGCCGGCACGCAAGAAGCGGGTCTATGTGCTGATCGGCAACGAGCCGATGGCGGCCTGCATCGAGCGGCTGAAAGAGGTTATCGCGTGGGGCGGCGAGCCGCATGCGCAGCCTTACATCAAACTTAATGCCCTCGAAAAAAAGCCCCACGTCCGCTTCGATTGGACGGCGTCGAGCCTGCGCGACACGGCGCGCTGGGCCAACCGTTATCTGTGGAAATACTGCACGCTTGAAGAGTATCGACGCTCGGCCAAGAGCAGTCGCGACGATCGATACGACGCAACGACGGGGCTATTCGTATAATGGGCGCCATATCGTTCTCGAATGTCATTTTCGACCAGCCGATCCGGCGGCGTCGGCGGCTGGCGCGGCTCGGCATCCCGGTCGGCGTCGCGCTCTGGCTCGCTGCGATAGGGTGGGTGGTGCTGCGGGTAATCGCATGAGCGAGCCAGAGCGCGAAGTCCGGGAAATCACCTCGCGCGGTGAATGGCTCGCCTGGCGCGAGAGCGATATCACCGCCAGCGCGATTGCCGCACTGTTTGACTGCCACCCATTCATGACATTGGAAGACCTCGCGGACAGCAAGCGCGGCGGCGACAACCAGCCGCCGACGGCCTCGATGCGGGCGGGTATCGTGCTTGAGCCGGGCGCGCTGGCGGCGGTACAGCATGACAATCCGACGTGGCGGGTAAGCAAGGCGACCACCTATCACCGCATACCGGAATACATGCTCGGCGCCACGCCCGACGCTTGGCTGGATGACGACGGACTGATCCAAATAAAAACCACGTCGGTCGAGCAATGGCAGAAGTGGCGAGGGCACCCGCCGCTGGCGTACACGCTCCAAACCCTGACCGAGATGTTGGTTTGCGACAAGCAGCGCGGCTATCTCGCGGTACTGGTGCGGTCGCCGAGCTTCCCGCTCTACACATTCGAGGTGAAACGGCATGAGGCGGCCGAGCAGCGTATCCTGACGGCGGCCCGGTACTGGTGGGATCATTTCGTGCGCGGCGAGGTGCCTCCCGCAATCAGCAGCGACGAGATCGCCGCCGAGCTCGACGACGGCAGCCATATTGATCTCTCAGCCAACAATTTCCTTTGCGGCGCGCTGCCAGAGCGCGAGCAACTCAAGTCCGAGATATCGGCCGCCGAGAAGCGCGTCGTTGAGATTGATGCAGCGTTAAAAGCGGCGCTCGGCCCGGCCAGCAGCGGTTGGGTGCCGGGGTACAACATCAGTTTCAAATCGCAGCACCGCCGCGAGAGCGTGATACCCGCGCGGAATATCAGGGTTTTACGCGTGCGCGCCGCGGCCGAGGAGGAGGGAGCCGATGCCGATAACTAGGGGTCCAGTGCGGAGCGTCTCCGACGCACGCGAGGCTGCGCACTATTTGTTGGAGTATTTCGCGGCTAACCCGGACGAGCTGAGGCGATGCAAAAAATTCCTAGGCGCCGAGGATGTGCGCGAGATGCTGGGAACGCTGCGCGAAGTGGCCACGATGGGAGAAGAATGACATGGCGACAGAATTAGCGCCGCTGCCGTTCGAGCAGATGCAGGCGCTGGCCTTATCGATCGCCCGCAGTGGGCTCTTCGGCATCAAGACGGCGGACCAAGCCCTCGCCTTGATGGCAATTGCGCAGTCAGAAGGACGGCACCCGGCGGCGGCGGCACGGGACTATCACATTATCTCCGGCAGCCCAGCCAAGAAGGCAGAGGCGATGCAGCGGGATTTTTTGCTCGCGGGCGGCAAGGTGCAGTGGCACGAACTGTCGGATACCGCAGTCGAGGCGACGTTTTCGCACCCGCAGGGCGGCGAAGCGCGCATCAGGTGGGACGCGGCCCGCTGCATCCAGGCCGGGCTAATCGGCGGCATGCATAAAAAGTATCCACGGCAGATGCTGCGCAGCCGGGTCGTCTCGGAAGGCGTGCGGACTGTGTGGCCGGTTGCCACGTCCGGCATGTATGCCCCCGAGGAGGCGGCCGAGATCCGGCGCGAGGAGCGCGAGCCGATCGACGTGACGCCGGCCGCGCCGGCCGACCTCGACGCCGACCTCGACGCCTTCGCCGCCGAGCCAATGGTCGACGAGGAGCGGCTGCACCACCGGGCCGAGGACGCTGCCAAGGAAGGTACGGAGGCGCTGCGCGGCTTCTGGGAGCGGCTGGCGGGTTCGGAGCGCAAGGCGCTGCAGCCGCTCATGCCGACGTACAAAGAGGTCGCTGCGGAGGCCGACGAGCGGGCGCGGGATGCAGACCCCTTCGGCCTGCCGCCGATCGGCGAGGCGCACGAGCCGGAGCCTGTCGCCGAAGCACCTGCGGTGCCATTCGCCGCGGCGGTGCGGGCGCTGGTGCCGGTTTCCGGCGATGACGGCGAGCCGAACTGGTTCGCCTGGTCCGAGGCGTTTGTGGCGCTGGTCGAGCAGGCGACGCCGGCCGAGGCGCGTAAATGCCGGCTCAGCGATTTGCCGCAGTACGGCCGGTGCCGCACCGAGGACGGCGATGCGGCGCGGGCGGTGCTAGAGGCGGTGAACGCCAAGAGCAAGGAGGCTGCGCCGTGAAGAAGCTGCGTGAGATCAAGTGGGGGCCCGGGCGCTGGATTGACTTTGATTATCCCGGCGGCGCGATACGCGAGCGTGACGGAACCATAGTGGCGACCAACCTCATGATATCGGAGGAAGACGCCGAAATGCTTAAGGCAAAGATCAAAGCGGAGTTTCCCGCTTGGCGACGGCGTAACACTAATTAGGAGAGCGCCGATGGCTGTCCCCCCAGCCAGCCCGATCGTTGAGCCGCTGTATTACGAGGTCGAGGCCGCCCGCATGATCGGCGTGCCGCCGCGCGCGCTGCGCTCCGAGCGCACCGCCGGCCGCATCCAATATCGCAAAGTCGCCGGCCGGATCATGTACCGGCAGGACGATCTACTTTCATGGCAGGAGAACATTGCATGCCCCGTCGCGCCGAAGGCCCCAAACTCCGACCCAATCCGAAGAGGGGGGGCCTATTCTACATCTTCTGGACCGACGAGCGCGGACGGGGCCGCGAGCGTAGCACGGGCACTCGCGACCACCGCGAAGCTGCGGCAATCTTTACGGAGTGGCTCGGCACCCAAGCCAGACCCGTCGAATGGTCCGGGCCAGCTCGTGCCTCTGAGACGCGAATAGCGGATGTCCTGGCGCTCTATGCCACCGAACACGTTGCGAGCGATAAAGTATCGTCGAAAGCCACAGCGACGTATTCGATCGACACGCTGCTCCGGTGGTGGGGCGGGCGCACTTGCGACTATGTCACGCCGGAGACGTGCGAAGCCTATGTGCGGGACCGGGTTGCCGCCGGGTGGAAGGACAGCACCGCCGCACGCGAGCTGACGGTATTGCGGGCGGCGCTTACCCGCGCGCACAAACGCGGCAAGATGGTCGAGTTGCCGGCGGTCGAGTTGCCGTCGCGCCCGCCAGGCCGCGACCGCTGGCTGACACGCTCGGAGGCGGCGCGGCTGCTATGGGAAAGCCGCCGCGATCCCCAGGCGCGCGGGCACCTGCCGCTATTTATCCTGCTCGCGTTGGCGACAGGCGCGCGCTCCGGTGCGCTGTTCGAGCTGCAGTGGACACAGGTAGATTTCACCGGCAACACGATCAATTTCAACCCGCCGGGGCGCCGGCAGACAGCTAAAAATCGGCCGATCATTGCAATCCCGCGCCGGCTACGCTGGTTCCTGCTGGCGGCGCACGCGCGCGCCTCGTCGCCTTATGTGCTGGCGTTTAACGGCGAGCGGCTGAAGAGCGTCAAGAAGTCATTCCGGGCGGCACGCGACCGTGCGGGGCTTGGGCCGGACGTGATCCCGTACACATTGCGGCACACCGCCGGCACCTGGCTCGCGCAAGCCGGCGTCGATCTCTGGACGATTGCCGGATGGCTCGGGCACAGCCAGCAGAAGACGACCGAGCTATACGCGCACCACCATCCGAGCTTCCTGGCGGCGGCGCGGAAGGTGATGGATTGATGACCGAGGCCGAGAAGATCGATATTCACCAGATCGCCGCAGAGATCGCGGATGAGTACGCGCTGATCTACGGCAAGAGATGCTCGACCGAAAATGCTCTGCGGATGGCGAGGCGGGTTTTGGCCGGACTGCCGCCGTTTCCGCCTGACACAATAAAGCTGGCGTGTGGGCATATCGCCGATGGCAAGACCTGGCCGTGACCGGGTGAGCCGCGCGCGTGAACTCGCCATATACCAAGCACTGGTCATGGAAATGCGCGGTATGCGGACGCTTCATCAAGGCGCTCGACTACGAAAATGGTCGCGCCAGCATAAGGATCATCCGTCACTTCGATGACGAGCGCATCGAGTGCCTTTGCCCGGCGCACCTGACTTTGAAGAGTGGCGATCAAACGTCCGAATAACGTCCGAATAACCCCCGTATTTGTCCGAATAATGCCGTCAAACCCCGCCGCCAGCGTCAACGAAATCAATAGCTTATAGGGGGGACCCCGCCCTTCACACGGGAGTAGGCACGGGAGTTTTTGTGAATGATTTCAGTGAGTTACTGAGGGATGTCCGAATAACCGTCCGAATAACGTTGCGCGAGTCAAAAACGCCAGCACAACCGAGGAAGCATGACGGCCAAAAAATCGTGTTTAGAATACAAGCGCAAGACCTGGTGGATGGTGCCGGGAGGCACGGGTCAGGGTTTGCACGTTGCGCCATCCGGCGACTTGCGCACCCACGAGCTACATCCTGGTTGCTGGTGCGGCCCAAGGCTCCAACACGATCTGTTCGTGCATCACGCAATGGACGGACGTGTTTGGAGCGAGGGCGGACACGGCGGCAATCCTTGGGCGCTAAAGGGCGCGTAGCTCAGCGGCAGAGGTCAGCGATGCAGACACAACCGAGCATTTGGCAACCGATTGAGACGGCACCGCGGGACGGCTCACGAGTGCTTGCATGGAGACACGACTGGGATGGGCCTGGTTTTGTGCGTTGGGTGTTCAATCCGAGGACTAAAACCACGTACTGGAACGACGCCGATGAATGGGACAATGTCCTAGAGGATGACCCTCCGACACATTGGCTCCCTATACCAGAGCCTCCAG